GGGTTGTTAGCCAGCACCACAGCCAGACGCTGCTGGTAGCGGCAAGCACGGCTGTTCCCGTTGCCAGACCCAGCAATGTTCTGCTGACACTTGGCGCAGTTGGATGCCTGTGGCGATTTGATCGACTTGTCTGGGGTCTCGCCGTCATTGCTCCAGCAGTCCGGCGCTACAGCCGCCGCGTCCTTGTCGTATTTACCAGCGTAGAAGATGCGGCTGACCTTGGGGGCAGCTTTGACAATGACTACGTCGAGATGACGGTCCTCAATGTTTGCGACTTCTTTGCCGCCTGCGACCAAGCGGAACACGCCACCTTTAATGGAGACGCGTTTGACGCTAGGGCCAGAGACGCCACCGGCCAAGGCCAGTGTGGTTTCAGACAGTTCTGCGTTGGCTACAAACGAGGGTGCTTTATTGGCATTGAAAAGTGTGATATTGCTCATGATAGTGCTTCAGTTGGTTGGTTTGCGTACCGAGATGTCGTACTCCGCGTGGGAGTTCAACCCGGGTGGTACGAGCCCCGGATTTTCTTCAAGGAACTGGCTCATGTTGGTTTGAGCGATGCGCTTTTCCAGCAAGTCCACAGCATCATGCTCGACCACGAACTTCTTGAACGAGTCCCAGTCTTGCGTGTTGTAGCGGGTCTTGACGGAAAGCACCACGGTGCCTTGTGCTGTGCGAACTGATGTGACGCCCATCGTCTTCATCATGTCCTTCATCGCGTTCTTCAGCTCTTCCTGCTGCGCCTTGAGGGCTTCGACCTTGGTGTCGTACTCCTGTGTCAGCGTGGCAATCTCTGAGCGAATCTTGCGGTAAATTTTGGCCAGACGATCCAGTGGGATCGTTTCTGTCTCAGTCTCTGTCATTTGCTTCTCCGTATTGTTTTGTCTAGGGTTGGACAGTGTACAGGTTTTTTGATGGTGCGCAACTCCTTTATTCACGAATCACGTTGTTGAACATCTCAGTCAGAAGTGAGTGGTCGTTCACCTTCTGAGCGAGCGCTGTGAACAGGCGTTTCTCTACTGGGCTGGACTGAATGTGCACCACGGTCACCTTGTCGCTGGTCTGTCCCTTGCGGTCGGCCCGGGCGCAGCACTGCGTGTATTGCTCAACGCTAAGCAAGGGGCCGTAGAACACAACGGTGTCGGCAGCAGTTAGGGTAATCCCGTGGGCCGATGCTTGAGGCTGCATCACCAGCACACGTGGGTCGGGGTCGTTCTGGAAGCGGTGGATTATCTGTGCCCGCTTGGTGGCTGTGATGCCGCCATGAATCTGCTCGTTGACGATGCCGCGCTTAGTTAAGTGGCTGCTGATTGCTTCGATCACGCTCAGGTACAGCGCGAAGATGATGACCTTGCGGTCGGTCTCTTCCAAAACTTCCTCCAGCACCGCCAAGCGGGGCGAGGCGTCAAACTCCACAACTTCTTTGTCGTCTGTGTAAGCAGCGCCGCAACTAATTTGCAGCAGCTTGTTCATGGCAGCGGCGGCGTTGACCGCCGTGATGGTCTCCCCTGCGGCTTGCACAAGCATCTGCGTCTTGAGTTGGTTGTAGTACTTGGCTTGCTGCGGCGACATCGCAACCTCCCGGGTCATCGTGATGACCGGCGGCAAGTCCAGACACTCGGCTTTTGTATATCTGATGGCGGGTTGCAGCGCCTCAAACACATCATCTTTGGCTGTGACCTTTGGCACCCATTTGTACATGGTGATTTTGTTCATCACCTTGTCGCGCCACGCAGTGAAGAACTTGGGCACACCTTCTGGATTGACCAGCTTGGCCAAGCCATATGCATCTGTAGGAGACTGTGAGGCTGGTGTGCCGGTCATCATCCACAGATATGTGCTGGGCGTCAGGATAGATGCAAGCGACTTCCAGCGCCGTGTTGTGTTGGTCTTGTATGCATTGGCCTCATCAACAATCACCAGATCAAAACGGCCATCGGCCTTGATCTCATCTGCAATAAGGTTTAGTCCCTCGTAGTTGCAGATCACAAACTCATAGTCCTGTTGAAGCATCTCTATGCGCCGCGATGCTTTTGGGTGATGGGCAATGATGGCGCTGCGATGGATGATGCTGTTATTCATGTCGCCCAGCCAAGCACTGTGCATGATCGACAGCGGGCACAGGACAAGCACACGACGAATCTTTCCGAGTTTCATCAGATAGTCAGCAGCCCACAGTGCAGAAAGCGTCTTGCCTGTACCCGGTTCAGAGAAGACAAATGCCCTGCGGTTCATGGTAAGAAACGCAGCCGTCTCGATCTGGTGCTGCATGGGCTTGTAGCGCCCCGGCCAATCGTAGCGCTTGGTGATGGGCGATGGCACATCTTTGACGCCTAGGTTGCGCAGCACACGCGCCTCGTCCAGTCCCCAGTAGACAGCGATCTCGTACCCACCGTCGACAGGGCGCACCTTGTGCTTGGGGATGACGCTGTACTTGTGAGGGTTGCGCGTCTTGAACAGCAACGCCTTGTTTTCAATGATTTGCATGTTGTGCTTCCCACTCTGCTTTTTCTTTTTTGTAGCGTTGCATGAATTCTTTAATGGATATTGGTGGGGGGTCAGGATCAGCAGGGTCTAGTTCATCCCAAGCCGCCAAGACAAACTGCAAGTACTTGACCTCAAGCCCCAATGCGGCAGCCAATGCGGCATATACTCCGTGCGCTGATTGCGCAGCAACGGCTGAGATAAGACTATCAAGCGGGGAGTATTGCTGCACCTCCTCGTTGAACATCCATTTGTGGACACGCAAACCCTCATCAGCAACTGCACACCAATCGCGCAGCTCCGTTGCACGAAAGTAACGATGCAGCAAATTGCCAGTATCGTCCGCGTCCTTGGCATCCCAGTTTTTAACTTCTTCGATTAGCGCTTCTATATTTTCCACACTGCTTCTCCTTGGTTTTATTTGTTGTCGCCTTGATTGGCACTCTTGCTTCGCAGTCTGAGGTTACCCGGCGAAGTCTTGCCGCCTTTGCGCAGCGGAACCTTGTGATCAATGTCCTTGCCGCTGCGGTCGATGCCCTTCTTGTCGTAGAGCCTGCGAGCTTTCTGCCGCTCCAGTTGATCTTCGGTTTCGCCAGTTTTCTTTTGCAGTTTGTAGGCGTGTTTGTAATCACGCTTGCCGTTGACTTGTGTCATGGTGTCCTCTCAATGTTTTGGGTTGAACTCGCAGCCAGTCACTTGGCACCAGCCGCACAGGGGGGTTTGTGTGGGGTTCCACACGTTGTTGTCGAAGCACGCCTCAAGCCGTGCTATGCGTTCACGGTAGCGCCACCAGTACGCATCCTTCTGGTCACGCGTCATTGACATCTTGACCATATCGTTTTTCACAATAAAGAGCAATGCCGAGTTGACCTTTCGGATGTGCGGGAAGTGCTCAAGCACCATGAGTGACATGAGCACAAGCTGATCGCGGTCTGGGTATTTGTTATTGCCGGTTTTCCAATCGCCAACCCAAGCGGTCAAGTTGTCATCATCAATGATCAGGATGTCGGCGATACCACGCACCCATGCGTCAGGGGATTTCCAGCCAGTGGGCTTGAGGTCTATGGTCAGTGCCATCTCGTACTCGGCCAACTTACGTCCGGGCTTCTTGATCATGGCGTCAGCCACATCCTTGAACTGCAAATACTCAGCAGGTATCTCTTTGCCGTCCCGGATGTACAACTCTAGCGCCTCATGGACTTGATTGCCGTAGCGCGTTGCCTCTGTCTCTTGGAACGGGTAGTTCTTCAAGACCTTGACTTCGTGGTACCTGCGGGCGCAGCCTTCGAAGTCTTTGAGAGAGCTGTGTGACCAAGTTACTTTTTTCATTAAAACCTCGCTGTGTTGATTGCTTTGGATAGGCGGTTAGCGAAGCGTGTTACGAACTTCTCGTTCTTGTACAGGGTGCTGCCCATGTCGTAGAGGATCGCGTGCGTCAGCTCGTGCCAGAACGTGTCGCTGACCTCACTCTTTGAGTAGGGCTTGTTGGTTGTGTTGCTCTTGGTGGCAATCTCAACGATGCCGGTGCCGTAGTACACGCAGCCCATCTGGGCACGGCGCTGCATGGTCTCGACGATTTCCACTGAATACCAGCGGTCACCGACTTTGATCTTTTTAGGCAAGTCCATCTGTTTCTCCTTTGTAAGTAACTTCGTAACCCCACTTTTCCAAGTACGCTACGTACTTGGGAATAAGGACCGTGCTGCGCTGTTTGTCTCGCTCATAGTTGTTCGGCTTCTTTGTAAGCGGCAGACGTTTGGTAACGTAAGGCACGCCCGTGGCTGCATAGAAATCAACTTCTTTGCGCCCCCAGTGCCCTCCGTAATAGGGATTGAAGTGCTTGTACGTTTCAACACACCCGGCTTTTATAAGATTACGCAAAAGAGAGTTGCAATAGCCAAACTTGTTGTCCAGATCTTTCTTACACATCGGGCCGTCTAGTTGCAGCGCGATGAGTATCTGCTTTGTTTTTGGTATCCCCCCTTCGGGGGTCTTTACGCCAGCCATCTACTTCTCCTTTGGTTATTTGTTTTGCATGTGGCGCAGTGTTTGCACCAGCAATCTTGACTCCACCACCAGCTCCAACGCCTTTTCTTCTGCGTCAGCCAGCGTGCGGTGAAGGCACATGTCATGCACCTCTTTAGCTAAACGCTCAATGGTCATGAGCGGTGATGCGTAATCGATCAGTACATCGTCTTTCATCAGTTCTTCGCCATTCCATATCTACGGTGCACACCACCGTCAGCGGCCAAGGGTATCCCCGGCAAGTAGCTCGGCTCAAGTGTCATCTGCTCGATCATCCACTCAAACCCCTCTCTGGCCTCGCTGTCTGGTACGACAGCAATCTGTTCATCGTGAACAGTGCCAGCCACGAAGTACCTTTTGGATACTCGCAGCATTCCGTCAGTCATCACAACCCGCGCAGTGCCCTGCACCACGTTGTTTGTGATCTTCCCACCGTACAAGGGCGTGGCCTCCGGCCCATACACCCACCGCTTGGCACCCTTGTCATCCTTCTCTTGACGCAGATCGGGATACTTGATGCTCATGCCACTCGGCAGCACAATCTCTTCCTTGCGGAAGGTAATGCATTTATACACGAACTCCTCGCCACCCGCAAGGCATCGCACCATCAGCTCCTCCATCATGCTCCAGAACGTCTTAACCGGCCATGCTGCAGCGCGGTATTTCTCAATGATGGCCTTGGCTGTGAGGCAGTGGATCAGCAGTTCCGCTTCGGTGCAGGTGTGCGGTATCTCCCGCATCCGCTTTACGTGGTCGTCGTTAGTGATGAACGCCTCGATCTTCTCTGCCGTCACGCCCAGCTTCTTGGCGTCTTGCTTGGTGTAGCGCAGCGGTGGTGCGCCTAGGAACCCCACAAGTAGCTGCTGCGCGAAGCTTGCCCACCCTAGACCGTAGCCTGCGCCGAGCAGCGCGGACTTGGCAGACTGTCTCTCCACTGGGTGGCTGTCCTTAGTCATGCCGGGTATGCCGAACATCTGCGCACCGAACTGGGCGTACGGATCGCCTTTGGCCCGAAAGATATCCAGCAAGTCCTCGTAGTCAGCCAGCCACGCCAGCACACGCGGCTCGATTTGGGACAGGTCGCCCACGGCCAACTGATACCCTTCAGGAGCCATGATGGCCTTGCGCAGGAAGCTACCGCGCTTGAGGTTCTGCATGTTGATCGCACTGCCCTTGCTGGCCGTCCAGCGTCCCGTCGATGCACCGAAGTAGCTAAGTGGCACGGGCAAGGTGCCACGCGATGCGATGCTGTAAAAACGTTGCGCACGGGTGCGCTCGGTGGTGGACTTGACCTTGAGCCGTGCATCGCACAGTGCCGCAACATCCGGGCTATCTGAGTTGAGCAACGCTTGGAAAAGAGCGTCATTCTTGGCCAAGGCCAGCGCCTGCTTGCCGGTTGTCTTGCTCTTCTTCATCGGGGGCGTCACGCCCAGCTTCTCCAGCGCCTGTGCGAACTGTTGGTTTGATGCCAACACTTTCTCATCTATACCCAGCTTAGCCAGTAGACCTTCCCGATGCTCCCGCTCTTCCTCGATGGCATCGAGCAGCATGTTTTGATCCAGCTCCAGCACCGGGCGGGTGTACATCTTGAGCGTCATGTCGATGAGCCGAAGCTCCTTGGCGGGGTAGCCAGCGCCCAGTCTCTCGAAAATCTCCTCGCACAGATACACATCGTGTTTGCAGTACTCAGCCAACTCGTGCTCGATGTCCGGGGTAAGTTCTTGGAGTCCATCAGTGGAGTGAACAGCTTTACCCTTCGCTGGCAAGCCGAAGTCTGCTGCAAGCTTTGCCAAGGAATTTCCAACTTCCACACCGCGTAAAGCTCGTGCCATTGATAAGGTGTCGAAGATGAACGCGGGGTGTGCGCTATATTGCCACTCCAGAATGGATACATCGAACTGTGCGTTGTGCGCAAGCACTGCGGTTCGTCCCCAATCGATTCCAGAAAAGTATTCAGGTAAGTCTGATCCTCCAACCCATCGGATAGGCTCGTCGCTTCCGTATAGATGTGTGCAAACTCCAAAGCAAGTGAATCTCTTGTCACGGATGTACTCCTCTGTCGTCATCTTTGAGAGCGTGTAGTTCTTGCTGCTCCACCGCGTCTCAAAGTCAATTGTCAGTATCTGGTCGTATGGTTTGCTCAATTAAAGTTCTCCTTGGGAGGGGCGTCCTCCATCACCGTGTAGTTAATGTATGTGTCAGCGGTAGACAGCAATGCTGCCGCGTCCATCTCTGTGGCATTGATAGCAATGACCTTCATCGGCTTGTCTTGCCCACGCCCGATCAGCAGCAGGCCATGTAGGTCGTCCTCCACATAGCATCGAATGACCTCAGAGATCAGCATACGCAGATGCTGGTGTTGATCTGCGTCCATCAACGACAGCGCGTGCTCCATCTCTTCAGCAGTTGATATCTCAGTCATAAAAATCGCCTTTCGTTTTTAGCCATAAAAGTCTTTCCTTAAGTTCACCGATGTTAGTCTCCCTGATGACAAACGCAAACCCACCAGCGGCATGGATTGCGGCCAACTCTCTGTTTTGAAGTGCAGTGGTTATGTTGTTACCTGCCTTGCATTCGATCCCGATAAAACGTCCGTTGTAGCAACAGATGATGTCGGGTATTCCAGCGCGTCCCATGCCCGCCTGAAAGGGTGAGAAGTGGTAAACGTGCAGCTCGTCCAGAATCTTCTTGACGCTGGCCTTGACCTTGCCTTCAGGAGTGTTCGCCATCGTATTCCTCCCAACCACTTGGTGTGCCGTTGTAGTTGGCCATGATCTCGGCGTAGTTGTACTTGTCGCCAAGCGCTTCCTGAATGCTTATCTCAATGCCTTCGTAGTCGAGGGCTTCGTTGTTGTACACGTAGACATAGCGCTTGACGGTAGCATTGTTTGCGGCGAATGCACGGCCTAGTTCTGTCGGTTGCCACAACCCGCTCGATGCCAACTTGGTGTGCTCTGAACGAATGCTTACCACCAATCTCCACAGGTGCAGCGTCGGCAACTGGTGCGACCTGAGCATCCACGCAGGCGCAGTGCTAGGCACATGCACCCAGCCATCGCCACGGTGTGGTTGGTTTACCAGCCACAGCAATGCTCTTGCCATTGCTGAGTTGAGCGGCCTGCGGTAAATCTTTCCCCATCGGGCACAGCAGGGGCAGTGACCGCCATCACCCTCGATGGCGCGTTGCCAATCTTCCCGCGCATCTTTGAGCAACCGTGTTTCAATTTCAGTATTCTCCACGTTCTACCTCCTTGAGCTTTTGTAAATAGTGCTTGGCCTTGCCTGCATCGTCACTGCCGTCCTTGCGTCCGGCCCGCAGGCTGTACTTGATGATGTTGCCTTTCAGAAATCCCACGAACTCGGCGTGCGTGAGTACTGCCTCCATCACATGCCACGGCTGGATGGGCATGTCTTTGTAGTGATTGCCGCTGACTTGCAGGTCGTCAGCGCGGGTTCCGTTGAGTCCGTCTTGCAGGTTCATAGCCACGCCCTTTCAGCGTTGTTGATTTCATCAGCCTTTGCTTTTTTGTGCAGGAACTCCAGCACTTTTGGGTCTGCCCTTTTGAATGGCCACCATTGGCCGCTTTGGAGCGCGTTTATTTCCAACTGCTGCGACGGCTTCCAGCGTCGTGAACCTGTGCGAGTTGGTGCAGATTCGTCGGCGGTAGACGGTTCCGGTGTTGTCATTGTTTCTAGTCTCCAAAATGATTGTGGTTTCATCACAGATGGGGCACTTCATGGTGTTGCCTTTTTACGTTTGGGTTTTGGTTCATTGATAAGCACTTCTTTGGTTTGAAATGTATGGTCGTTGAAGCAATGCCTGCGTCGAATTGGAACGCCGTCTGTTGTCTTGGTCTGTTTGACTTCAGTCGGCGCTTTGCACAGGGGACATCTCATACAGTTTACTTCTCCAAAGAGTTACAGTGGGCATGTGGTTGTGTGCCTTGACAGGCTCAACTTTAGTCAGCGGTTCGATCCAGCGAAAGCCTTTGTGCAGCGCCCGAACACCGGAGACCCACACGTTGGGGTGCAGCGCAGCGGGTCTGTGTAAGCCATTGTCGGCACAGAACTCACGGAACTCATCGCCGGTGACCGCTGGCTTTTGCATCAGCAAGGTCTCTGCCAACTCCAAATAGCGCTCGACAAAGTCGGGCGCGGCAGCAAACGCTTTCTCCCAGCACCTGTCGGCCAGTTCCAGCGCGTTGTTCATCCTCTCAGTAGTCATGATTGCTCCTTGTTACCTGTTTCGTAGCCATTACTTCCACCCTCCCCAATCGTCGAAGAGCATCCCATCGGGCTTGATCTCATCAAGCACATTGTCCACCGCTTCCAGCGCCCGTCTTGTCTTGACCTCATCAATCGGGAAGGGCAGCGTTGCCATATACAGCGCATCCTGCGCCTGCTTGAGCGCGTTGATTACTTCATCCTTGGTCATTGAGTTTGTCCCAGTGTGTGCCATACACATCCTCCGTCATGGCGTAGTTAAAGAGTTGCTGCCACATTGATCGGTCCAGCCCCAACTTGTAGAAAGACTCTGCCAAACTAAGATGCCCAACGGCCATGCGCTCGACGTATGTCTCTCGGGTGTCAGTGTTGAGCGGGGCGCTCATGTGTTCCCCCTTGCTCGGATGGCAGCGGCGCAATCTTTCGCCCCAAACTCCCTAACTGGGGAACTGAAATGTTTTGTCTCACACAATTGAGCGCACTCCTCACGCTCGTCAGCGCGGACAAGGGCGGCGAAATGGACAAGCTCAGTTACACCCCAACGCGCTGGCTCCACCCACTTGTCTCCTGTGCGTACAAGCCCCGCCTTTCGCGCCATCGTGACGATTTCATCTTGGGTCATTTAAATCTCCAGCCTATCAATCAAGCTCATGATGTTCTTGCTGGCGTAGTCGAGTCGGCGGTTGAACGTAAGCAACGTGCTTGCCAGAGGACTCATCGACTTGGTCAGGCCATCACTCTCAGCCTTGCCGGGTTCTTCACGCAGCACCACGTGAAGGCGGGATTCCAGCGTTTCTATGGCGTTCATCAAAAAATGGATGTGGTTCTCCATGTGCCCCATCTGATCTTGGATGTTGCCCAGTTTTTCCACCTCGGGCCTGTAGTCACCACCTGAAATCGCACCGCGTTTTTGTTCCAGCATGTTTGCTCCTTTCATGCACTCAGGCATTTGGTTGTTCCAGTTGCGCCCAAGTCGGGCCGGGTCGTCATAGTTCATGTTGCTCATTGCGGCTTCTCCTCTTCATCAACCTGACCGAGCGCTTGCTCAAGCACAAACAACCAGTGTTTCACTTCCTTGTCCTCAACGTCTTTGAGTGGCGCACGGGGACTGAACTACATAAACTGATAACCGAAATGGACAAGCGTGGGTATACCTACTGGGTCTGGCTCGTGCCATGCGAGGAGAAGACCCAGTACGAGATCAACTTCTACCAACCGCAAGTCAAAGGCAGCTTCGTGCTGACCGAGGTTGAGAAAAAACCCAAGGTCAAACGGTAAGAACATACAACGGGGGAACGGTTCCCCCATTCACTAAGGAGAAAGAAGATGAACGTATATAAATTTGAGTGTGTAGTGTGGGTGCGCGGTTACAACAGAGAGGCTGCGCTCAAGGAACTGCACGATGAAGTGGACTACCACTTCAGTCTGGACAACAACCTGATCGCGCTGGAAAGTGACGATGGGGTGTTGGTGGAAGAGGAAGCAACTAAGTAATCAACCAAGGAGTAAGCAAATGAAAGACGCATTCAAAACCAAAGCACGCAACGCAATCAAGGGCTATCACATTGAGAACGCCATACGCCAGATCAGGCCGACGCTGCTCAAGCAGCCGGTGGTGGCTCGCACGTTTAACATGCTGACCCCAGCACTGCGTGAAAAAGCTGATGTGTCGCTGGCCTACAGCGGCAACTCGGTGATCATCTACTGCAACATCTTTGATCTGCCATCGTTCAAGGATACCCGGTTAGTAAATGTTTTAACTAAGTTTGATGACTGGCAGGCCAACACTACGGACTACACGTACAACATGCCCAATCGAGACTTCACCTTCACACGCACGTTCACATGGGATCACGACACGCGTAGCATTGCGTACAAGAAGCTCGTCAAGGAGGATGTAGTGCCGGGCACGTTTGAGCTGTGCGTCAAGCTCAGCGCGTACGTCAAGCAAGACAGCGCCACATGCAGGATCATCACCAAGACCCACGAAGAGGTCATCACCAAAGAAGAACGCATCATCGTGTGTGATTGAAACCAAGGAGAGTGAAATGACAAAGTACTACGTACACATCCCGGGCTGGGCGCATGCCATGACAGCCTACGGCTTCGACAAGCGCGACGCTGTCGCTCGGTTCCGCAAGCAGCACGCCATGCTGCGTATGCCCAAGGGCTACGGTATTTGGGAGGCAACGACATGACCTATCCATTCGTTGCGTTTTATCGGGGCAAGCAAACCGTGGTGCATGCCGCCACTAGCTACGACGCCCAGCTCAAAGCTGCTGCCTTCTTCAAAGCGAAGAAGTCCTACGAGGTAACTGTCGTGCGGGCCGATGTGCCTGTCGATACTACCTCTATCTAAATCCGGGGGAGGTTTCCTCCCCCAAGCGTGGGGACTGCGCTTCAGTCTCGTGTTAGTTAATCTCTTAATCTTCAAGGAAGTAAATCATGGCTCATCAACTCGACACCATCTCTCGTGCAACCGTCTCCTATGCATCCACTCAGCGTGAGTGGCATGGTCTT